TGGATTGCGTGGCTAGCGTTTGTATCGTTGGTTACATACTTAATTGAGATTGATGTTCCTGATCCTGAGAACGATGTTTTCGCTACAGGAGATGGGTTACCATCAAAAATAGCACCCGAATCATATGCGGCTTCATTGTAGTAAGCCGCCGCACCACGTGTTGTGATGTCATAGTTAGTTGGGTTTAGTACGTTAACGTCTTCGTAGTCGTACACGATACCCAACACAATGTCTGCGTTACCTTCCGCTTTCAGGTACGTGGATAACTTTAGGAAGTTCTTACGTAACTCTGGATCACCGAAGTGGTAGAATGGGGTTTGGAACAATGAGAATATCTCCGTCCCATCAAAGCTAGTGCCAGACTCCTGTCTGTACACTTTGCCATTTAAGTCACCATGGACAACGAACTCATACTGACCAATGTATCCTGAGTCAGCGGCTGTTGCTGATATACCTAGCAACTGACCGAATTCAAATCCAATGCCACCATTCTGCTGTTGTCTCAATGCCCCAATCGCACCCTGCGAATCTGAAGCACCGAAGAAGAATCTAAACTGTGACTTCTGACGAATGACTACAGCATTCAAATCATCTAGGTCATTATTCAATACGATGTCGTTAAAGACTGACTGCACGTTCTTGGATACTGTTTCCAAGTTAACGTCACCAATCTTGTCAGTACCGGATACAGGGCGTAAGCCATCAGGTCCGATGAAGAGAAGGTCACCACCAAGCTCAATGACTGAGTCAGATGCAATACATCCTAAATCGTTAGTCACCTGAAGCATTGTGAAGTCAGCGTTACTGCTACCTACAATCTTCTTAATGTTATTCGTTCCGAAGATATATAACTCATCACGGAACGCTTTAATCTGAACGATTTCAAAACCTACGTTAATAACACCAGCACCATTAGCTGGGCTGAAGTCCGTTTCATTAAGAGGTGCTGAGTAGTGAAGCAGGTAAGGGTCAGATGATCCGCCCGCTAAGAAAAGATGAGATTTAAACTCAGTAACGTACTTAGGATCGGTGGGAGCGTTTGCATCTGTAATCTGAGTATATGTAGTCCCGTCATACTTAGACGCTGGATTCACCCCATCCGCCATTACAACTACTGGACCAGACCAATTATGCTTGGAGAAACGTACCTTGTTTACCCCGGTCATTGTGGGGCTACCAGCAGTGGTAACAGCAACCCATGCTTCAGTTCCAGTATCCCAATAATGTAGATACTGACTGCCAGAAGATGGTCTACGGCAAGCTAGAATGCCATCGTTAATTCCATTGAATACACAAATACCAAGGACTTTACCTAAGCCGGGTAAGCTAGGATATGCCTCAGTGAATCCACTGATCCTACGATAGCCACCTGTTACAGCAGGCTCATAGTTAATTAAACGTGTCGCACTGCCCGGTGATAACTGTCCCTGAGAAAGGACATCCCGGTTAGTGTTGAGTCCGCCTTCACATGAGACTGTGTATATCTGTAGCTGATCAGCCATTACAGAACTCGTGTAGGCAGATAGGCATTAAATACTGTGCGTGGATTGTAAGTAGAGCGCAAAGATAAGTTATCATCAACAAGTACACGGCGCATCATCTTGATGCCCTCAACGAAGTCATTCTGATGGACTGCCGCACTTTGTTCGTTAGAGCGGAAGCGCATCATGTACATCATTGCACCATCAATGACAACGTGGATAAAACGATCTGGAATTACGCACACATCACCAAAGGCAGTCATGCTTGTAGGGAATGTCCAGTACTTATATTCAATGACGTATGAGTCATCTGGCACTGGAGTCACACCAAACTTTTCTTCTTGCGTCTGATACACACGAAGTGGGACACCGATACCTGATCCGCTATCACCAGTGTCATCACCGGGACGATACGTCTCAAGATACTCAGTGTAGGGAATAACAGCTAACCTGCGTGGCTGATTGCTCTTATCAGCAAGTTGCTTAATGTAGAATGATTCCCAGTCTACTGAAGAAATGTCCGCTGGGAAATCATACGTTCCCGTTCCAGCAGTTAGTGTTTGTTCATAGGTAGTTAATGTAAAAGGCCACTCCTGTGCAGATTGAATAATCTTACGAACAGAAGAGTTAACAGAATCTTTGGCAAGAGCCTGTACATTGCGAACAGTTCCGAAATCATCTTGGTCAATTACGACCTCATTGAGACGGCGGAGAAGTTCATTTGTGATATTCAGGAATGTAGCCATTTACATTAAATACCTTTACGGGAAGAAGGGGGCCGAAGCCCCCAACTCAGTGTTGCTTAGATTTGATCTCGTGCAACTTCGTCAGCGGCAATAGGTGCAGTCATGTCTAGGACTAAAGCCCACACACGTACCTTACCTGCCGTGCCTGCGCCAGTAACGGTGGAGTCAACTACAATAGATGCCTCCGCTGTTGTAGCTACAGGAGTGCTTGCTTCTACGAGGATGTCTCCAAGTGAAGCGGCTTGGACATTAAGAGCAGTTGCAATATCTGTTCCGCCAAGGTCAAGGTTAAACGTATGTGCCGTTGAACCTGCGACAGCTTGAGTAACCACTGCCCCTGCCGCAAGAACGACAGCGTTAGCAGGAATGGTAACAGAGTTAACAGTTCCTGTTGCAGTTGGAAGAGTTACCTCTGCTTCTACTAAGCGTCCTAGCTTAGCAACCGTTTGTGATAATGTAGCCATTATAAAATCCTCCTATTAATAGCCAGTTTGGTAACGTAAAGTTACAAGTGACTCTGGACGAAGGATCTTACGACCGTACAGGTGCATACCACGAACGATGTCAGCAAAGCTGTCTGGATCACGGTAAGTTTCAGTCTTGTTGATCTGCTGAGCAGTAGCAACCGCTGAATCGTGACCAGCTACGATTACACCGTAGTTAGTCGCCTGTGGAGTTGTAGAAGCAACTGCCGCACCAGTACCAACCGCAGGAAGGTTGTTAGAAACATATACACGGAAGCCGTGCAAGTTGTTAATAACAAGACCGTTCTGAAGACCAGAACCACCGAAGTCAGAGTTGAACAAGTTAGAGCTTTCGTCTTTCAACATCTCAGCGTAGATTGGATCAATAACAATCCAACGGCCTTGAGTGTCAACGAACTGCTGATCTAACAGACGGCCCATACGAGCGATAGCCTGCAAAGGAGAAGCAGAAGTTGTAGCAACTGCGTCCGCACCCGGAAGGCGTGGAACGATTGGAAGTGCTTCGCCAGCATCTCCACCAGTTACGTTGAAGTCAGATGCGTCCAGCTTCATTGAAGCCAACAACTCATCAGTACCAGCAGTTGCAACAGCAACAGTACCGTTTACTTGATCATTGACAGTACCAGCGGCTGAGTGCAGTGCAGACTGCTTGTAGCCAGAAAGGTAGCCAAGGACTTCTTGGTCATACTGGTCACGTAGGCGATACGCCGCACGATCAGTAGCCATTTGCATGAAGTTCACATGTGAATGCGCTTCTTCAATGTCGTCCATCTTGAAAGCAAAGTAGTTAGCTTTGTCGATGTTCAGAGTGAAATCTTCGTCATCCAGATTCTGCGCTGTGATCTGTGAACCACGAGCATATGACTGAACTGAAATTTCAGGCTCTTTGATGATCTTCACTGAATCACCCATTTGAGCGATTTCACCGAAGTAGTCGTTGTTAGTTACGTCTTCAACAACTGAAGACTTACGGAAAGCAAGCTGTACCTGCTTTGAGTAGATTACGGGGCTAAAGTTACCATTAGGTAGGTTACCGTAGCCCGCCGCAGATGTAAATGCCATGATGACATCTCCTTGATTGCATAGGGTTAAGGTTATGTGTAACTTCGCAAGAGGCCATCTAACATCAGGGTGGTAAGCTCACCGGCCAAAGTGAACATACGGCCTGCGTAGTTTGGGTGTTCTGTGAAGGTGGAATTAGGATTCGTGTCATTATAAGAACTGGCAGGAACTTATAACAACACGCTTCCATACTCCTGTATTACTGCGGGTGTCCTTGCGGAGGCCGCATATTAATGTTTTGTGGACATAGTTATATCCAGAAAATATTATATGTCAACACTTTTATCGTGCTGAACCAGATAAATCGTAAATAAACTTACCTGAGCGCATAGCTTCTGCAATAGCATCAGCATTCTTTTCATACTGTTGGGCAGTCATACGGTTAACATCTGACTCCTTAATGTACGATTTAGTTTCATCGCTCTCAGGAGAGGAACGCTCAGAACGTGTACCAATCGCCTTAGCCGCATCCTTGTTACTAGATGACTTAGCTTTTGCTGTGATACCCATATCAGCTTTATACAGATCAATCGCACGAGCGGCTGATTTAGCATCACTATCGTTATCATAGAGTGCGTCTTGTACCCACTTAGGTTGATCTTCAACCCAATTGTGGAAATCGTCTGTATCACGAATTTGTTCAAAGTCAGGGTGCAACCGCATGAGTTCAGCTTCCGCTTTCTCTTTCTGTGCTTCCTGCTTCATTTCATCAATTTGTTTAAACTTGCTTTCAAACTCAGAGGCTTGCTCGTGAGCTTTCTTCATAGCAATTGTTTCTACAATCTGAGCAACGTCTGGATACTGTTCCATCCAAGTCTCTAATTCAGATTCAGACTTAGGATACTGAATCTCTTTCTTGGTTGATGCTTCTAGCTGTGTGCGTAGTTCATCAATCTGCTTTTGTAAATCAGACTCTGTTTTCTGCGCGTGGCGACGAAGATCACCGTATCGTTTTTTAAACGTCCTTTCTTCTGCGCCTTCAGGCTCTGGGCCGTCGTCAACTATTTCTTCAGTTGTCTCTTGCTCCTGTTGATTGCCTTTTAACAAGGCTTCAAGTTCAGCCTCTTCTTCTTCAATACGCTTCTTATTAGCATTACGCTTAGCAAAGCCAGATGCGACTTTGACTTGTTCGACTTTAGTAGCCATTTCAGTTGTAGTTGTAGACATTGTTTCATCCTTTGTCTGGGGCTAACGGTAGCTTTTTAGGGCGTTAGGTAGCCAGTTAAATGTAGGCATTAGGGTTGCCTACGGACCTGTTATTCTAAGCCGCCTTCGTTTGCAACATCGTCGGCGGTTCCACTACTTTCAGACATGCCTGTGTCATTAGAACTATTATCATTTCCACCGGATTGATCACCGTAGTCTTCTGCCATTGTTGGATCATATCCAGATGTTGCTCCACGCTTGCCTGTGCTGTCAACACCGCCTGATTTGGTTTCATCTCTGCCAAGTTGGTCATAGCTAGTTCCAGTTGTTGATGCAATCTCAAGTCCCGATTTAGTTTCGCTTGACAATCCTGATGTATCGCGAACGAGGCCATCTTGGTCTACATATGTATTTCTTGTTTCATCAGTGAATCCTACTGGAGTTCCTTCTTTTGCAACATCAAGAACTTTAGTGGTTGGGTTAGTTAAACGAGAGTATAAACCATCTGCTTTGTATTTATCTGGATTTTGCGCAGTGGCGACACGAGCTACTTCTTTGAAGTAGGCGTTTCGTAAGTTGTTATACTCTTGCTCCCTGCCCTTAATAGCACCAAACGCTACTGTAGGAACACCCGCCAACACTGCGGCGGCGGCGATTCCAAAAGACTTAAGTCCAAAATTAGCTAATTCATCTTGTGCTTTTTGTAAAGCCGGATCATCAACTTTTCCTGTCAATGCCCTGCCTATATCAATAGCAGTTTTTCCGGGATCTTCTGGCCCATCTCCACCATCTCCACCTTGTTGTACAACTTTAGGAGCTACAACAGCGGGAGGCTTTACTTCTTCTGGTTTGTAAACTTTATAATCTTTTGGTACTTCTTGTTGAGGAACGCCATCAATAAACATGATGGTAATCATTTCACCGTTGGGTCCAATATATTGACGTTGTTCTGTAACACCTTTTTCTTGCCCTGCGGCTTGTTTTGCGGGCTGGCTGACAAATTTAGAGTAGTCAGGCATCTGCCCTTGTGGCAAGGCGGGAGCTTGATAACCAGTCTGTTGCTGAGGAGGCTGATAGCCGTAACTAAATTGTTGAGGGGGCATCTGGCCGGGAATAACTGCTCCTGCCTGAGCCTTCACTACACCGCCCAGCGCGAACTGCATAGTCTCAGGGCTGTTAGGATCAAACTCATCAATCATAGCATCAATGTCAACATCCATGTCTTCGGTGTCATCCATTGTGGCTTCTTCGGAGTTGCCCATCTGTCCCATGGCATCCATCTGTGCCAAGCCCTTCTTGGCTTTATTACGAAGCTCCATGAGATTCTCAAGACCAATGTAGCGAGTCACATCTGCGGGGAATACAAACTCACCCTCACTTAGTTGTGCGGGAATGTCATCCCGAACCTCTTTCTGTGTAGAGCCTGCTGGAACATCATTGCCCGATACAGGATCGACAGTGCCCCCTTCATCTTTAAGGCCGCCATCTTCCATGCCTCCTTCGGCAAAAGCGGAAACTGTCTGATCTTCCAAATTGCGCCGTGCGCGGCCCTTTGCCATTGATTCATCCCCTTCAATACTGTTGATACGCGCCTTTG